CAGCGTCTGGCTCGAAGCTACGCCCGTCTTGGCGGTTATTGCACCGCCGGTGATTGCCGTGGAGACAACGGTTAAAGTTGTGCTAGCCATTTACATACCCTCCTTAACCGCTCGCCTCTGCCCAGTAGCCAACGTGCAGCGCGTTCGGTCGGACGACCTTGGCACCGTACACGTACAGCCCACGAGCAGCGGTAGCAAACGTGGTCTGCAACCGGAACGATTCGAGTTCAGTCAACTGACCGGCATATGTGATTGCCGACGTGTTCCCGAACATACAACGATACGTGGTGGCGTCATTCGACACGTTGTTCGACATGAAGAAATTGAAGCCCATCGCCTGCCCGACAAAGCCGGACACGTACGAACCACGATCCACGAGCGGTACAGCCGTTGCCGAAATACCACCGATTTCTGCCAGAAGCATCTTCTGGTGAAACCACGGCGGGATAATACCGAAGCGGTTGCCCGTCGGTACATTTCGGTCGGACAGATACCGGCCAACGTACGAAAGCTGTTCGATCACGTTCCCGGAACTGACATCCACGTCCGTGGTGGAATTTCCGGTTGCCGATTCGCTCACGCCTTCGGAATACTTGGCCGCGATAAACTGGTCAATCGTATCCGCAACGGAATACGCGCCCTCGCTCATCGCCTCTTCCATGAGACCCGGCATAGTTTGTGCACGGTCCACAGAATCGATTTTGAAGTGAAATTCCGTCGCCTGATCGACGAGCAATTGCTTGTCTGCGTCGTCAAGATCGGAATACGTTAATGTTGCCCCTTTGGTGTACGCCGAAGCAGAAACAGGGCCAACTTCCAGAATATTCACGGTATCACCCATGTTCCTGATCTGGCCTTCATACTGCCGATTCGTTATTCCACCAAAAACCAACGACTTACGGAGCCGTCGAAGGAAGGGAGCAGCCCACATCTGCGGGATAAACATTTCAACGCTCATGTAACCCTCCTATGGTTACTCAGACTCACCTCCATACAACCCGGCCAGTTCCTTGTCGGACATCTGTGCCATGGTATGAAAGTCCAGCCCTTTCAATTTGTCGGTATCAACCTTCTTCTCGTCCGGCGCATCACCCGGCGACTTCGGTTTATACCCGTCGGCCAATTGTTTATTCACATCAGCCTTCACCCGGTCTTGGTGCCATTCGTTCAGCTTAACGATGGCTTCAAGTCCTTCTTCGTACGGGGCCGATGGGTCCAGCCTGTTTACCAGCGTATCTGGTATTCCCAGTCGTGCAGCTTCGCTTTGCCACTTCAATCGCTTCTCGCGCTGTTCCGCTTCTTCCCGTTGCTTCCGGGCATCTGCTCTCAGCTCTGCGATCTGCTGTTCCACGGACTGCTGTCCGACCTTCTCTTTTTCCAGCTCCGACGCCAATCGTTCCCGTTCCTGTTGCAGTTCTGTGATCTTTCGATTCAGTCCCGCAATCTCCGTCTTGAACTTTGCACCGTCATCCGGTACATCCGGTTCAATCACTTCGTCTGCCATGTTCCCTCCCTGCTCGTCCCCGTGATCCGGGTACGCCTCGGTATATATTTACAGTATTGGTACGAAACACTTGTTAAGTCAAGACCATGTTTTTCTGCCTTCTTTCCATTGGTCGTACGTTTGATATGGTAATACGCCTTCTTCCCGCGTACGACGCAGCCCCGGCTCGAATCCTTCAATCTCGAATCGGAGCCTGCACCGGCAATTGCTTCGCTCTTCAGCAGGCAAGTCCGGGTACGTCGGGAATGGTGCGCGTGGTCCACCCGGACCGTTGAACAACCCATCGTCCGCTCGCTTCTGCCCGTCCATGGCAGCATGAGTCGGGCGCGTTCGTCCGTCGAGTGTCGCATCCCAGATCACCGAACCATCGATACCGCGCTCCTGTGCTTTGGTGTACACTGCATCAGTTCCCGCGTTCGCGGCTGTCTGTCCTTCGGTACGGAGAATGCGCATTGCCTTCCAGTTCACGATGTTCAGTGCCCGTGCCAGCGATCGACTCATCTGTTGGTATGAAGAGCCTTGGGCAATGCCTTGTACCAGCGTTTGACGAATCAGCAACCGGGCTTCCATGCCATATCGTTCTTTGGCTATGTAGTAAAAATCGTTCGCCAGATTCGCAACAACCGCATCGCGATTCAACACGCCCCACTTGACCGCGACGCGTGCGGATTGCTCCACGGCCCACGCGTGACGGAAGAATGCTTCACCGTACTGTTCCGGTTTCATCCGTTCGATGGTGCGCAACGACCCCCGTGTGGCCTGATTCACCACGGCCAACATATCGCGTTCCATGTTGGCGTACCGGTTGTACCGAGTCATATCGGCCTTGGACAGTTTACCGTCAACCGCGTAGCGATCATAAATCACCGCCATCTTCCCGCGCAACTCATCGAGTGCGCGCTTCAACGTTCGTTGTACTTCTCGCTCGTAGTAGCGTTCACGGGCGAGAATGGCTTTGTACGAACGTTCTTCAAACGGTGTCATTTACCGGTTCTTCCACCAGCTCATCCAATTGGGGCATCATCGCCTGCATCTCTTCATCTTGGCGTGCCAGTTCTTCTTCCACATTGGGAATGATGTCATCAGGCCAAATATCCGCGATCAGATAGCGACTCAACCCCGCCTGTTTCATCATGTTCGAGATTTCAGCGAACTCTTTTATGTCGGCTGGTACGTTGCGCTTGTGACTGATAGAAATGTCCTGTGGCCCGCCGGACACGCCCCGACCGCTCATCGCATAGATTTTCGTGATCAACCGTATCCTCTCCAGCAAGCCTATATCGAAGTCGCCCTCTGCACTGGACACGACGTTCTCGAAGTCGAACAGCAACCGCCGGACAGCAGCCCCGGACAAATCGCCACCAACAGCCATCTGTGCGAAGTCAGGCACGTGTGACTGCTTGTGGATCTCGTCCCGGATCAGCGACGTCATGAACTCGATGAACTCTTTCGGAATATCCTTCGTGAGAAACGTCACATCGTCCGGTTTACTCAAGCGGTTGAACACACGGAACCGCTTGATGTTCGCCACGAGCTGTTTGAATCCGCCATCTTTCGTGTTCGCCTTGTCGAGAAACGTCTGCCCGACGAGTCTCAAATACGCATTGGCGAAACGATCGAACTCAACCACTGAATCACTCACCAGCAAGTCGTAGTCATCGATCAAATCCTTGACCGGGCGGATCACACCGAGTGCTTCATCACCGAGGTAATACGGAACGATCGGCACTTCGCCGAAGTAGTTTGGGTACTCACCCACCGGCTCGTAATACCACTTGTCGTCGAAGTCGTCTCGTTTGACACGCTCAAATACCCGGATCACGTCGGGCAGGTACAGCTCAACTTGGTACCGCTTTTTCGTTTTCTTCCAGTACCGTATACCAGCCACTTTTTCAGGCTCCGGGGAGTAATCGTACAGGAGGATGATCGTCCGTGGATCAGCATTCACGAACCGTGGTTCAGCGCGCACGGGCAGGTTCGGTGATCCAGTTTCTACACCGTCAATGTACAGCAACTCGTACGACACACCGAATATCGCAGTGTTCCGCCCGTTCCGATTCGTCTTGATATGTTCGTTGTTCACATTGAACGTCTCGACAAGTTCCGCGTGAAGTTGATCGCCAGCGTCTTCTGCCGGTTTATACGTAATGTACCGAGGACGATATGCGTACCCGGTGAACGTTGTGACGATCTTTCGACCGTACGCCACGGGTGTATTGTTCGACGGTGTGTCTGTCTCTTGGTGACGACTCAATATCTTGGTGTTTCGTCCCAAGTAATATTGCCACAGCATTTCAAGTTCAGGCACCTTGGTTTTTTGGTGATCCCGAATATACGCTTCAATATCATCCGTGTCGAAGTCGGTCTGGTCCGTGTACAGCTTCTTGTTGTGCCACTGCTCGCTGCCCGTGCTGAACCGTGTATTCATCGATTCGAGTATTCCTTCGCTCACCGGTCCCCAATCACTCATGATCGCCTCCTATAGTCCGAAGTCGGCAGCGCTGAACTCCGTCTCAACTTCTCCATGCGTCTGTCCCCATATCCATTCAGTCGCGTATCGAGCAGCCGCAATACCATCATCGTTTATCTCCACGAAGTCGTCCAGTGCATTACCGTCCCGATCTTCACGCCGCTTGAATGACTGTACTTCTTTCGCAAGGTTCGGGCACCGCGTCGCGTGAATGTGCCACTTCGTCCGAGAGAGGTAGTCAATACCGAAGCGCAACGAATCCTTACCCTTCTTCGCACCAACCACGACAGCACCTTCATCGCGCCATTCTTCGATTCGGGCCGGTTCCGCTGAATCAGCGGTAATAGGCATAGTATAGAACGCATCGCCGAAGTGCTCTTTCGCATGCTCAATGAACCGCGGATTCGTCCACCCTTTTCCGTGCAACTCATCGAACGAGTACAGTTCGCCGTCTCTGAATCCAATACGTTCAATAGCCGACGCGTGCGCAAACCCGAAGTCCATGCCGTTGCACACATTTTCCAGATCGTCTTCCGTGTACTCGAATTCTTCAATCACGATGTTCGTGAATACGACGTTTCCGAGCAAGCCCCATTCACCGAGAGCGTAGACTTGGTGAAAATACGCATCGATACCCGCGAGACTCTTCAACTCCTGAATGTACGCATCGTCGATGAACGCGTTGTCACTGTACGTGGTTTTTGTGATCCGGGAGTTCGGTTTCGGATTATCAAAAAAGTACGATTTCAACCAGTGCATCACGGATATTGGGTTGAACGTCAGAATGATTCGTTTCTGAACATCGGTCCCGCGAACGCGCAAGTTAACTTGCTTGAAATCAGCTTCGGTCAACTCGGTTGCTTCCTCGATCCATACGTCAGTCACCCCGTGGATCGACTTCAGTTTCTCCACGTCGTCAAGGCCGACCATCATGATATCAACGCCCGTTACCGATGAAATCGTCATGTCTGTTTTGCGTAGAGCGAAGAATGAGGATAGTCCAGAATCAATAATGACCGCGTGCAGGAGCGAGAACACCGAGAAACGGAGCGTGTTGGCTACTTTACGAATACAGAGAAACTTACGACCCGCGTTTCGTGGATCAATGGCCGCGAGTACGATATGTTGCGCCACGGAGTACGATTTACCGGAACCGGCCCCGCCCATGATGACCTCGAACCGTGGTCCGTACTCCTGAAGGAATGTGTATGCTTCATTTACCCGGATTTTCGTTGTGAGCATGTACTATCTCATAGGTAATTTTCAGCTCTGAACCATCCGCGCCGGTTATCTCGTGACGGTCGGTAAACCCACGGTTCTTGCCCTTGGTTGCAAGAAGCCATTTGGCATCTTGGGTGTTACCCGAGCTGATTGACTCATACACCTTGCTTTCTGCAAGATCAAGTATCTTTTCTCCCTCGTCTTCAAGCGCCTGTTTCGTTTTTTCCCACTTCATGCACCACGCTTTCGCAGTGTGCCATGTACAACCGAGACGTTTAGCGATAGTTGACA